GGTATACCTGCTCTGCTATTTCGTCTATCGAGGGGTCGGAGGCTGCAGCCGAAGGTAGCGTAGTGTACGCTATGGCTTGGGTATTATCTTTTTTTTTTACTTGCTCCTCGCTGTCGTTTTGAGAGCCATCACCAAAGAACGACGTGGTCTGCCTGATGGCAGTAACAGGTAGACCTGTACGCGTTCTTATCTCGTCGATATCGAACTCATAAGAGGACGATAGTTTACTTATGGCATCGATATATCCGTTGATATCGAGTGTCTCTTGATTGTTCCAAACGAGCTTGTGTCGCTCGAAGTCTTTATAGACCGGGCTTATTTGTACGAGCCTTTGGCGTATTTTGGCATTGAAGATATATCCGAATAGTTGCTTATCTGCTTCGTAACGGTCGGCGGCAACACGCTCCTGCACCTCGGCAGAGCCTACGAAAGACTTCTCGTCGGTGGTAGAGGTGCCTCCAAGTACACGTTTGGATATTTCTTTGTTACAGAACTCGTCGATAAGACTGATGAACGTCTGGTGGGCGTTTGTGTCGCTCAGTGAGGGCGTCTCTATCTTCTCGTTGCCTTGCAGAACGGCGAACATATTTTGTCGGAAGTTTTGCCCCATCTCGAAGAGTTCG